GACTCTCCATGGCCTGTTTATACCCCAAAACGAGTCGATAAGTCATGATTAGTGATGATCAGGTCATAGTTGATGCACCTACGGCTGAAATAGTCTCAGATCGGCTGGAATCGGTTTTTTTGCCGGTAACAGCTCCACGAATCCACTCACCGCTTAATGATTTGCCTTCACGCGGCTTTGAATTGATTGATTTCGCTGAGCAGATTATCCCGGGCGGCTTTATGCCGTGGCAAAAGTGGTTGGCCGAGCACTCGCTCAAGGTAAAGCCCGATGGCCGCTACCTTCACCCAATTTCAGTTGCGACAGTTGCAAGGCAAAATGGCAAAAGTACCTACATGATGGCGCGGATCATGATGGGGCTTTTTCATTGGGATGAATCGTTGCAGGTTTCCACAGCTCACAGATTGGTCACATCGCTGGAACAATTTAGAGCCATTGTGCAGATCATTGAGGAAAATGCAGATTTGGCCAATCAGGTAAAGCGCATCCGCTGGCAACATGGTGCCGAGGAAATCCAAACGCTTAAAGGCAATCGATTTATTATCAAAGCTGGTGGATCGGCAGCGCGCGGATTGTCAAAGCCGGAAAGCATCCACATGGATGAAATCCGAGAGCTGCACGATATGGAGACATTTGCTGCAATGCGGTACACCTTGATGGCAGCCAAAAATCCACAGGTCAATTGTTTCAGCTCGGCCGGTGACTCTCATTCAATCGTTTTGAATCAATTGCGTGAAAGAGGATTGGCCGCAGCTAGTGGGGCAAGCGATGATGTGGGCTATTTTGAGTGGTCTGCACCAACTGATGAAATTACGCTAGAAAATGCAGCATTTGCCAATCCGGGTCTTGGCATCACTATTCACCCAGACAACATCCGAGCGGTTTTCAATGATCCACCAGATGTGATTATGACCGAGGTATTGAACAGATGGGTTCAAACAATTTCCAGCGTTGTTGGAGCCAAAGAGTGGCAAGAGTGTGGCGATGAATCAATTGACCTTGATGAGGACAAGCTCACATGGATGGCAATCGATATTTCACCGGATCGCAAAAATGCTGCATTGGTAGCAGCTCAAAAGCTCGGGTCGGAATCATTTGTCGTAAAGCTGTTGCACACATGGGAAAACACAATCCAGCTTGATGATCGAGCAATTGCCAATGATGCGGCCTCATATTGCCGGAAGTACCCAATCGAGTATTTGCTTTATTCGAGGCGCACATCCGGAGCCGTTGCATCGCGTATGCAGCCGGCTGGCATCCCAATTCACGACATGGATGCGGATTATCCTCAAGCGTGCGATGAATTATTGGGTGCAATCAATTCCGGGCGTTTGAAACATCGAAATCAATCAAAGCTGACCGAGCAGATTCTTTCAGCTGTTCAATTGCGTAGAGGCGATGGAGGTTGGGTTATTGGAAGGCGTGCCAGCGGTACGGCCGTTGCCGCTGCCGTAGCATCAGCATTGGTCACACACTTTGCGACACGCCCAGAAACGGAAATAGACATTTTGGTGGGTTGATCCTTGACATTTTGAGAAAATGCTCCCATGGGATTATTTGATCGAAAGCGCACTATTGAAACTGTCGCGGTTGCGCGCGGTGCTGATGTAGCTGCACAAATCGGGCCAGCTCCAACGCTGGATGCGTTTTTCCCATTTGGTGGAGCCGATTACATTGTCAGCCGCGAGGAAGCAATGTCCGTGCCAGCAATTGCTCGCGCACGCAACATGATTTGTAATTCAATCGCCACAATTCCTTTGATTACACGCGACAAAACAACAGGTGCAATTATTGATCAACCTGTTGTCATTTCTGATCCGGACAAGCGGGTGCCAGGAGCAGCATCATGGGTGTGGGCGTGTGAGGATTTATTATTTACGGGATTTTCATATTTTCAAATAATTGATTTGTTTGCTGATACAGGCCGCGTGCGCCAAATGTGGCGCGTTGCTCCAAATCGCGTTGGCGTTTTCTTAAATTCAATCGGCACGCAAATTGAGTATTACACAGTAGATGGATCGCGTGTGCCAATGTCTGGTGTTGGCTCACTTGTTGTGTTTTATGGTAACGATGAAGGTTTATTGAATCGCGCAGGTCGCACAATCCGTGCCGGTGCAGAGCTCGAAAGAGCTGCCGCAATGTACGCAAAAGAGCCGGTGCCATCGATGGTTTTGAAATCAAATGGCACAGCATTGCCAGCTGATCGCATTGCAAAACTTTTGGATGCATGGGGCGCAGCTCGTAGAAATCGCGGCACAGCGTTTCTCAATGCTGATGTCGAATTGACAACAGTTGGTTTTTCTCCAGAGCAAATTGGCCTTAATGCTGCACGCGAAATCATTGCAACAGAATTGGCAAGAGCCGTGGGAATTCCGGCCTACTTTATTGATGCGCCGACTGGATCATCCATGACCTATGCAAACGCCCAAACGGCGCGTCAAACTTTGTTGGACTTTTCGCTTTTGCCGTTGATGAACAGCATTTCCTCAAGACTTTCAATGCCGGATTTCACCCCATCAACACAGCGCGTGGAATTTGATTTGAAGGCTTACTTGCGCGGATCAGAAAAAGAGCGTGCAGAGATTTACAAGATTTTATTTGAAATCGGCGCGATCACCACCGATGAAATTAGACAAATGGAGGACATGATCTCATGAAGCTAACAACACCAATGCACATTACGGCAGCTGATTCAGATTCGCGCACAATCAGCGGTCGCATCGTTGCTTTCAATGAGCACGCAAACGCATCAACCGGCAAAGTTGTATTTGCTCGCGGATCAATTCAACCGCAGGATGTTTTTCTTAACCTTGAGCATGACAATACACGCAGGATTGGAAAAAGTATCGCGATGACTGTGAACGACAAGGAAATGACGGCTACATTTAAAATCGCCAACACCACAGCCGGCACAGATGCATTGACTGAGGCAATGGAAGGCTTACGCGATGGATTTTCAATTGAATTGGCTGTGGATAATTACGAAATGCAAAAAGATGGCACCATGAAGGTGCTTAATGGTCAGCTTACAGCTGTTGCGCTTGTAACAGAGCCAGCTGTGCGATCAGCTCGCGTGCAAGAAGTTGCCGCATCAGAGGATTCTGAAACTGAAACAGTTACAGAGACAACAAACCCAAATGAAGGAGACAAAGTGGACAACACTACCGAACCAGTCGCTCCTGCCGTTGAACCGGTAGCAGCTCCAGAAGTCGCCGCACCAGTACAAGCATCGCGCCCGGCTTACTACACAGCACCACGATCACCAATTGTGGACACGTCAATATGTCAAGGCTGCCGATAACACAACATCAACAGCACCCGGCATGGTTCCAACACCACAAAGCACACAGGTGATCAATGCACTTGCAAACGCAGATCGCGGAACAATTGATGGCATCAGCAGAGAAACACTTGTTGCTGAAGGCATGACATTCGAGTTGCCCCGTGTGACCGCTGTGCCCAGCGTTGATGCAATTGCCGAAAATGGCGCAATTACAGACACATCACTTTCAGCAACATTTCTTTCTGTATCTGTTCAGCCATTCAAAGGCCGTGCCATTTCCACAGTAGAACTCATTGACCGAAGCCGGCCAGAGTATCTAACAGCTCTATTGCAAAATCTTGAATTTGCTTATGCAAAAGAAACAGATGAGTACGCATTGGCAGCAATGCAAGCGGCAGTCACTACCACGACAGCACAGGCAGCAAATTCAGCAACCGGATTCCTTGGATACACATCAAAGGCAGCCGCAAATGTTTATGGCGCATCACTTGGATTCGCTCGCTCATTGATCGTTTCACCAACACAATGGGGAAACATCATGGGATACAACGACAATGGCACACCGCTATACAATGCGGCACAACCTAGCAATCAGGCAGGAAATGTCCGAGGCGATTCTTTGCGCGGTGTAGTTTCACCGGGCTTGAACCTTTATGTTTCACGCTCATTTGGTAACGCTGGTACAACAACAGCTGATGCCGATTCTTCAATGGTCGTTGTCAATCCAGATTCATACACATGGTATGAATCACCACGCTTTACGCTACGCACCAACATCAACAGCGATGGAACAATTGACATCCTGTATTACGGCTATGGCGCACTCGCTGCCAAGGTGCCAAATGGTGCACAATTCAACAACCTCCCATAAATAACTCACTATCGGTAATGGTCGCTCCCGAACATTACTGACACGAAAGGAACCGAGATGCCAGCAATAGTCACAGCTGCACAGTTGAGAGCCATTCTTGGTGTCTCGGTTTCTTTGTATTCTGATGCTCAATTGGATCAAATAATTGATTCGGCTGAGCAAACGATTTTGCCTTTACTTACGCAATACCAATCATCGGTGACCTTTGCCAATGTGGATGATTCCGTCATTTATTTCACCACAATGCGGCCAAATTACTTTGTGCCGGGTCAATCTGTTGTTGTTACCGGGGCCGGAATTTACAACGCGACCTATACAGTCACCGATGATCGGATTGAGCCATACCTTTTCACAGCTGCAACAAACGCGGCTGATCGCACATACCCATTGCCGTTTATTCCAGCGGCAACAGCGACATTAAGTGGATCATCGGCAGCTCAGCTGTACGCATCCACACCACCCATTGAAAATGCAATTTTGGTTGTGTCGGTTGAGATATTTCAGAGCATCACAGCTCCCGGCAATCAGATCATGTCAGACAATTTCCAGCCGGCACCATTTATCCTCGGCCGCAGCTTGACCAACAGAGTAATTGGCCTCCTTGGCCCGTTTCTTGATGTCGAAACGATGGCACAATGACAGTTGAATCTCAAATCCGCACACCATTAAAAACAGCACTTTCATCAATTGCTGCCAATGTGTATAACGGCATCCCAGAGACAATGACTAGCCCATCAATTTGTTTGGTACCAGATGCTCCATATTTTGAGAGCGTTTTGATTGGCAAAGGCACAACGAGAGTCAAAGTCAATCTCACAGTTACAGGCGTTGTCGGATATTCAAACAATGCGGCAGCTTTGGACAATCTTGAACAATTGATGATCAATATCATCAGCGCAATGCCGGTCGGTTATGAAGTCGGCAATGTAAATCAACCGCAACCATTGGAAGTCGGTGCAGGTAAATACCTCACGGCCGATTTACAAGTGAGCACCTACTACACCAACTAAGGAGAAAAAATGCCAACAACAATCATCACCGGCCGCGATGTGTCATTTACGCTCGACACAAAGCTGTACGATGCACAGACAACCTCAGCCACACTTTCATGTGACACGATCATTGAGACATACCAAACACTCGATGGCCGCGCTTACAAATCGATCGATACACAATGGACTTTCACAGTCGAGCTTTTGCAAGATTGGGGCGCATCAGGCGGCATTGGATCATTGTTTGAATCAATGTGGTCAAATGCTGAAACAGCTGCAAACACAACTGTTGCTGTTTCTTTCACAGCTGCATCAGGCGCGGTTTTCACTTTCAATGTATTGCCAATTTTCCCAACAGCCGGTGGTGCAGCTCCAGGAGCACTAACCGACACATGGACATTGACAGTCGTTGGAACACCAACAGAGTCATTTAGTTAAAAACAGAATCGGGAGCAAATAAATGAAACTAGCAATCACAATTGAATACACGGCCGGGGAGAGCGCGACCTATACCGCGCTCCCACCGGAGTGGATGAAATGGGAACAAAAGACCGGCAACACAATCCAGCAAGTACAAGACAAGCTCGGAATTGCCGATCTGATGTTTTTGGCATATCACGCAATGAAGCGCGAGGCTGGAGGCAAGCCGGTCAAGGCTTTTGATGTGTGGTGTGAAACAGTCACCGATATCAATATGGGAGAGACTGATACCCCAAAAGCTACCAATCCGGAAGCATAAACAGGCTCCTTTGGGAGTTAGCAATTGCCACCGGATTGCCGCGATCGGAGTTTCAAACAGCTGAGGATGTTTTAACCGCATTTGAGATAATGGAGAAGCGCAATGGCAACTGATGCGATCACCTATGACAAGGGTGATTTGCGCGATATCGTCAAGGCTTTCAAAGCCATGGATGATGAAGCTGTCGCACAGGCCAAAGGCGTTTCAAATGGTTTGGCTACTTATTTGCAAGGCCGCATTGTTGATACCGCGCTCACACGCGATTTAGCCTCAATCAGAATTGCAACAGGTGCAAGAGTTTCAAAATCATCAAAAATCGGTGAGATTTCATTTGGCTTTGTGTCTCAAAAATTTAGCGGTGGCGGTACAACCCAACAGCTTTGGGGCGGTTATGAATTTGGATCAAACAAATTCAGACAATTCCCAATTTGGTCGGGCAGATTTGGTCGGGGTTCGCGCGGTTGGTTTATTTATCCAACATTAAGAGCTGAACAGCCACACATCATTGAAAAATGGGAATATGCGTTTTCTAAGATTTTGAAGGAGTGGTGATGGCCGGACAATCCAGAACATTAAAGCTGTCGATCCTTGGTGATATTGATCAGCTCAAAAAAAGCCTTAACACCGGCAGCAAAGAGGTTCAATCCTTTGGCTCAAAGCTCAGCGATTTTGGCAAAAAGGCTGGATTGGCATTTGCCGCAGCTGGAGCCGCTGCCGCTGTTTATGCTGGCAAATTGGCCGTTGATGGGGTCAAAGCGGCCATTGCAGATGCAGCCGCACAAGATCGATTGGCATTGACTCTCAAAAATGTCACAGGTGCCACCAATGCCCAAATCAAGAGCACAGAGGATTACATCACCAAAACATCATTGGCCTTTGGCGTAACCGATGATGATTTGAGGCCATCGCTGGAGCGTTTAGCGCGTGCCACAGGCGATGTTGAGAAGGCTCAAAGATTGCAAGGATTGGCAATTGATATTGCTGCCGGTAGTGGCAAATCGCTTGAAGCGGTTTCCAATGCGCTGGCAAAGGCTCAAGAAGGCAACACAGCCGCTTTGGGCAAATTGGGTGTTGGCCTAAGTGCTGCAACGCTTAAAACACTTTCGATGGATGAGATCACAAAGAAGCTGGCAGATACTTTTGAAAATCAGGCATCCGTCAAAGCTGAGACATTTCAAGGCAAAATGGATCGACTCAAGATTGCATTTGATGAAGGCAAAGAAACAGTCGGATCATTTATTCTGGATGCAATTACACCATTGGTCACAATTTTTGTTAATACAGTTATTCCAGCACTCCAAAACCTTTCGGACAGTTTAGGTTCAAAACTCAAATCACCACTTAATGACATTAAAAACATTTTGACAGATTTTGTCATCCCAGCATTTCGGGTTTGGGTAAGTTATCTCATCGATTATGTATGGCCATTTTTGGTCAATGTTTTTGGCCCGGCATTGTCAGGATTACGCAATGCCTTTAAAACAATCAGCGATGCCATTACAGACAATCAAGCGGATTTGCAGCCGTTATTCAATTTATTCAAGACAGTTGCCGCTTTTGTGCGAGACAATTTCGCACCGGCAATCGGCACAGTTTTGCGCGTAGCATTTGAAACAATAGGAAATGCCATTGCGGGTGTGATTACAGGCATTTCTAGATTGATCAATTTCTTTGATAATGCAATTGACAAAATCAAAGAATTTATCAATTTGATTAAAAGCAATCCTTTATTGGAAGGCCTTGCAGACATTATTGATCGTATTTTTGGAGGCACGCGCGCAGCTGGTGGCCCGGTATCTGCTGGAAAAACATATCTTGTTGGCGAGCGTGGGCCAGAAATGTTCACTCCATCCAGTAGCGGCTCGATTATCCCAAATCACATGTTAGGTGGTGGCGGTGGTGGCATCAGCATCACAGTCAATGGCGCGCTTGATCCGGAAGGCGTAGCACGCCAAATTGTCACAATTCTTAACAATTCGACTTATCGTGGCACGCTAGGTTCCGGAGCCTTTGCATGAGCCTTTGGAATCCCGAATATCAGATTTTGATCAATGGTGTTGATTACAGCTCATCGACCATTGCAAATCTAGGAATCACATCCGGGCGCACATCTATCTATGAACAACCTGTGGCCGGATATTGCTCGGTCGAGTTAATCAATTTTGACAATACGGATTATCCTTTCACAGTC